TTCAGCCACACACCCGGATATTTCAGAGTGTTTGCCAAGTACTTCACCGAAGTAAACACTGATTTTGTTATTCACTAAGTATTCGACATCTTCTGTGTCTGTAATAAATACTCCTTCAAGATTGCCCATTCTTCCGCAATCGAAGTCCATTTTAAATAATGCTTTCATTTAATCCTCCTGCTCTTTTATAATTCTACTAATCAATTCTTTTTCCCATCCTTGAATAAATCCATTTTCGTCAATATTCATAATGATGTAGTCGCCATATCCTTCATCTGCCGGACACATAATCTTAGGTACATAGCCGTCATAAGAAGCAATGGCGATGTGGTCTTCATCAGTAATATCACATATAAAATCATCGCACACTTTATAGTGAACATTGGCAGTTGTTCCTTGCGTCCAGTTGACTATTTGTCCTGTCTCAATTGCTATAATAGGTCGCCAACGATAATGATCTGAATATATATTGTAATCAGCCTCTTCTTTTATTTGTACAGCACAAGGCATAAGAGGGTTACCTATGCCTTTACTCTCGCACAAATCAATGTTTTTCACTCCGTTTACTTCTGCGTCTTCCCAATAGCGTACACCTGCATCCACTTCTAAGTAGACCGCTTCAAACTCGGTTGTTTTGCTGATTGTAATTTTCATTGTTCTATTTTCTTTTGAATTTTCTTTATCATGTTTCTGAATTGCCTTGCCTTATCTGCTTCGCAAGGTTTGGTAGAGGTTTTGTCTATCAGATTTGCACTATATTCAAGCATTCTGACAATGGAATTCAAATCTGTATTGCATAGGGTATCTGCAAGTTCAATCTTGTCGAAATCAATATTATTATCATTCATGAAGTCACCAAGAGCGATTATATTTTCACGAGTTGTGGTAACAGTAAAAGCTCTCGTCAGAAGCTCCGGTTCCTGAGCTTTGGTTTGCTCGACAAAGGAAGGTGGTTCATTGGTGACCAGCTGACTGGCTCTTGCAAATGGATTGACTGAATTCTGTTTGGCTCGTTCCGCTTCCTCTTTCATCTGCGCTTCTTCAGCAGCCTTTTTTTCCTGCTCTGCCTTGATGCGCGCTTCTTCTGCTGCTTTGGCACGCTCACGCTGCTCCTTCAGACGGTTGGCATACTGGATGGTGGATGCGATATTGAGCGTATCCATATAATAAGTACGAAGGACATCGAAATCCTCACCAAACCCCTTCAGCGTGGAAAGTTCGTTCTCGACTTTGGAGAATATGGAATCAATTTCGTTGCATACAGACTTCATGCTTGCGGATTTGTTGAGCCACTCAGACTTGAAAACCTTATTGAAGTCTACAAGGTTAACATTCAATCCATCAAAGTAAGTCTTGATAGTGGCTTTCTTTCTATCCTTGTATTGCTGTTCGTTTTGCTTGACTACCGTGTCAATCTTGGCAGAGCACTCGCCGATAAGTTTCACGGTTTCGGTTACAACGTCCTTGAACTCCCTGAAAGGTTTCATGAATTCTTTCTCAATTTCAAGACGTTTGGCATTGAGGGCTTTCGCCGCCTTGTTTAAAGCTGCCTTGTCTTTCTTTGCCTGATCGATATTCTCATCGTTATAATTGGAGATATCATACATTGGCAAAGCGGCTTTTACCATATCTCTGATTTGCTTTGCGTTGGTAGTAAGACTACCTAACATCTTTTCACTGACGATCAGTTCAAGATCGCTTTCCTGGATTGCTATCTGTGTATTCATTGTTCCATATTTTTATTAGTCCCATCCACCATTATTGTACATAGACAAATCGGCAGAATCTAAATTCGTTTTCTGAATAGCTTCTAAAAGTTTTTTCTTGGTTTCCCGGCACATGTTGTAACCATATCCTTTATACCGATATGTACGCTCCCATGTGCTAATTGGGAAAGGAATATTTTCATCAATAACCAGCCTTTTCATGTGAAGATGCTCGAAAAAGTTTTCATGATGGAGTAGCCGGTATTCATAGCCAACTATTTTTTCTGATGAAAAAGGAATATCATCATCGCTATTGTCGTATTTAGGTTGCTTGAAATAAGCCATTTTCGCAACGGTAAAATCAAAGCTCCTAAGTATTTCCTCCGGCGTACCAAATTCAGATTCGATAAATTCAATCCATATTTTTTCACCGTCTTTCTGAAAGGCACATACCTTTTCATTACGATATTTAAATTTCCAGCCATCTTTCACATAGCCGTCGCTATTGAATAAATCTACTGCATCTTGGAAGTCATCGTTGCTTTCAAAGAATATATCTATATCTTTTACACGTTCACCGGAAAGGATGTTTTTAAAACACCCGCCTGCAATGAACCCGTTGTGACCTTCCATATACCTGTCAAGCCATCTGATTTGCCAAAAGTTGTCAGGGGTGTTTTCTTTATAGCTTGTATTCATCGCTCTATTGTTTTTAGTTTCTACTAAATTTATCAGCTACACGTTCAATAACTTCTGCATTTTCTTCGGAAAGCCATTCTTTAGCGACATTCCAAGATATACTTTTAGAGGCCTTGAAATTATCAAGGCGTGTGGAATGATGTGACAAACGTCCTTCGGTAGGCTTCAATCCCTTGTCATGAAGTTCACATAGTCCGTTATGGTAAAATATGCAGTATTCGTCACCCGCAACAGCTTGAATCATGGGGATGGGAATATCAATCACGCCCATGATTATCCCGGCTCCCCACAAAGTGGGAGCCAGCCTGTCGGCATATCCGGCATCTATGAGCCTCTCTATATCCTGAGGAGTACCCAGACATGGTGTGTGACATTGCATCCTGCATAACGAGCATTTGCATTCGCATGGTTTTCTTCCAGTTTTACGTATGATACGTTGCAACTGGGTTTCTTTTATCAATAGTTGTCCCGTCATTCCGCTTCAATCAGTTCTTTGACAATATCATCAGCCACACGAATGCGCTTCTCCATTTCGGCAAACACCGCTTCATCCGGCAATATCCTTACTATATGAATAGGATTGCTCTGGAAAGGGTTGTAAATAACAAAATCAGTCCATTGCGCACCTGTGCACATCATATGGGCCATGCACTGGTAGAAATACTCGAACTTGACATCAAGCAGCGACGCATTGTTGTGTATTTCACTTTTATACTTCATGAAAGTGCTTTGAATCGGGCATTTGATTTCCAGACAGCCTTTTTCACCGGTTTCTTCATCGTAATAATAACCGTCAGGACTGCTTGCGAAATGTTCTATGGCAGGGTGTTTGCATGATCCTGTCTCAACTATATGTCTTCCTGTCAGACGTTCATACAGCTCTCTGGCATTTTCTTCCTGATCAGTACCCCATTGCATCGCCTTGGTGTTGACACAGACCTGATGCAGATATTTCTCAAACTCGACATCATCATTGATAATTTCAGGATTCATATCCCTCTCTGATGCAACTTGATAAATATAAGTTTTGGCAGTATCGGAAAAATAATCACTTCTCCCTTTCTTCATTAGGAGTCCGATTTGCGACCCGGTGAAGTTACCGAGCCGCTTACGGAACCATTCTATAGAATGTTGTATTTCCATTATAACAATGATTTTCGAGTAGGTTTATTATTCGCGTAGTCTTGAGTTTGATCTGTCGGTTGTTCCGGGCGGGGGTGATCCTTGACTCCTGCGGCTTTTGCAGCGATTTCGGCAAGTTTGTTGCTTTTTGCTGATTTATCAATAATTTCCTCATATTCGGCATCCTGAATGTCATCTGCCTCCTCTTTGGTGATAAGCCCCATTGAGATTTCCGGGCAATAAACACGCTGCCAGAAAGCGGCTGCACGATAACGGAGCATCTGGCTTGGCATTGATTGCCATTTGGAACCGTTCTTCTTGGTCCAGCCTTCCTTTTCAGCCATTCCCATGGTGATCCAGTCACCATGAAGCGGTTCCTTGTGGTCTTTGTCGGACGATTCATAAGCAATGCAGCGGCATCCGTACTCCGGCGTACCTTCTTCTCCCTTAAACTCATAACGGAGTGGGGAGAAACGGCCACTTGCGTTAATAGTGGCAATCAGGAACTTGCTGCTGAAAGCAGGGTTGCCATGCACGATATAAAGATTCTGCATACACATAAGCGGATTACACCCCATACGCATGGCCATATCCAGCGCAATCACGCAGTTTCCCACATTTCCCTTGTACGTATCCGGAACGATTGTGCTTGTTGTGTACATGTTGGCCATGCGCTGCATGACCTCAAACTGTTTCACGGTTTGTCCTACCGGTGTCATTGCAAACTCGGCCGCTTGTTTGGCCTGAATAATCTGTAATTCTGTAACTTGATTGTTTTCTTCCATCACTCTTGAATATTTTAAAGTTCAACAATATCTTGGTATTCCCTGAAGGATGCACAACCTCGTGCGCTCTTCTTCAAGTTCGTCAGTAGCATAATCCTTTTGAATGCATTCCATCTCCGAGCGTAATTCGTTTATATCCTCCTGTATAAGCTGCATGATTTCCTCTTTTGA